GTCCGGAGGCGGAGCGCTGCCGGGGTCAACGTCGGCGAGAATCTCGCGGGCACGCGCCTCGTCGAACGGGAATGCCGCGACGATCACCTGCACGGCGGTCTCAAGCGACATGGAGCCCGCGATGACGAGCTGAATGATCTCCAAGAGCGACGCGATTTGAGCGCCGTTGAGGGTAGATTTCGGATCGGCCGCAGCTTCACCAGCGACGTTGCCATCCTTTGGCTTGTCGCCAGCAGCGTCCGGCTTTTCAGGGTCAGCGCCGTCGGCCGCTGGCTTGGCAGGTGTAACGGGCTCGGTAACGGGGCCTTCCCCGGCGAGTTCGGCCGGGATGAGGTTTGACTGCACCCAGCGCTCGCCTTCGCCTTCGAGCTTCTGCTCGCCAAGATCCCAGCCCGCGAGCATAGCGGCCTCGTTGAATGTGCGGTGCCCGTCCTTGTAGAGCTTGAGCGTACGGTCCACCTTCGAGTCGAGGTCTTCGCGCAGCGCCTCGATGCCGTCGAGGTCGAACGTGAAGTGAATGTCCTGCCCAGCGTAGTCTTCGAGGCGCCGAATCAGCTTGAAGTCGAGTTCGTCTTCGAAGAAGCGCACCAGCGGAATGATCGTCGTCTCCCAGAACACGCGGTAGGCTTCGCGCGAGTTGGCGCGGTTGACGTCGTCAGTGATGCCAAGGATTGGCTTCGTGACGCCGAACACCGCCATGATCGTCTGGCGGATCCAATCGCGCATCTGGGCAAACTCCATCTCCTGCGGCGTGAAGCCGTGCGGCACATACTTGGTGCCGTTCGGGAGGATCGCCGTTCTGCGATGAGAGTCGGGCTTCTCGTGAGCCTCGCGCCACGAGTCACGGATGGCGCGCAGCTCGGGGTCGGTTACTGAGCCGTCAATGCTGAGCGTGCCGCCCGGCACGCCGCCGTTCTTCAAGATCGCGTCGTCATAGCGGTCGATCTGATAGCCCTTGGCAGCGTCGCGCAGAGCGGCCGTCATGGGGCCGACGCCGCGCAACACAGAGTGCGGGTTTGCGTCAGCGAGCTGGACAACGGCGTGCGCCGGATACTCGGTGTAACCCGACCCGGTGTGAACGCGGTAAGCGTACGGCAGCGGTCCGCGCTTCGGGTCGATCACCTCGTTGACAAGGTGCCCGGCCACGGGCCAAATCTCATCGGGCGTCTCGATCATCGCTGTGATGCCCTCGCCAGATTTCGCCGCGACGGGGCGGAACTCCGAGTGCGCGGGCTTGCCGTCCTGCGCCGGGATCTTCACGAGCTTGAGCAGGATCAGGTAGGTCTCGCCCCACAGCAGGTGGTAGTTCGTGAGCTGCTTGATGAACTTCGCTTGCGACTGTAACGGGTTGGGAGCCTCGAAGAGCGTGACCAACGGGTGCCCCATCTGATCGATGGGCGTGGCCTCTTTGACGCGCCCCTTGATGAACTGCACAGGCAGCGAAGCCATTGCGCGCGCGTTGGCCTGAACGCAGGCGAACACCCACGGGCTTTGAATGTACGGCCGCGTGATCTTACGGTCACCGCCCAGCGAGAGCAGCACAGCGTTCAGACCAAGCCCGGCGCTGGTGTCCCCGACGCTGGTGTCCCCGAGCGACTTGGACGACAGGGTGCCGCCGTTCTTGAACGGGTCGAGATCCTCGAAGTCGGCGCGCGATGTCTTCCACGCAGAGATCGCTCCGTTGCGCGGCGCCTCGGGGCTGCTGCTCTTCGACGACGAGGATGCCTCTTGGGCGACGACGCGCCCTGGATTCCTTTTGCGCTTGGCCGCGCTGTTTGGGCCGAGTCCTGACGGCATCAGCTTCCGGTGTCAATGTCGTAAAGGCCAGCCGGGATGATCCCCGTGTGCGGACCGAAGCCCACGGCGTCAACGCCACCGCCACTCACCGAGCCAGACGGGACAAAGCGCAAGCGCACGAATCGGCGCAGCTTCGCCGGGTGCAAGAACATGCGGAAGGAGTACGGCACCGCGGTCACCTCCTGGACAGTGGTGTAGTCCGTGCTGGTGTAAGTCACGCCGTCGTCGGAGTCCTGCACGATGTAGGTGCAGCTCGCTGTCGCGATCGCCAAGATGTTGACGATGATCACCGCCCCGCCTGCGAACGGCGCGAGATCGAAGCCGTTGGTGAGCTGAGCCGTGCTGTAGATCGAACCCGCCTTGAGGAAGATCGGGACACAATGGTCTTTGAGATTTTGCGCTGTCATAGGGTTCGAGGGCTGTAACGCGGCGTGAGTAGCTTCCTGACCGTGAGCCATACTTGAGAGCAATAAGGTCGACTCTTCAAGTGATTATCTTGACGATCTCGACAATAGGGAAAACCCCATGGGGAGGCTCGCGCGCGGGGCCCAAAAGTGCTGCCCGCGAGCCTCGCGGTCACGCGACGAGGATGCGGCTGATGTTGCGGCCGCGCGAGAACGTCATCACCCAGGCGTCAGCGAAGTCTGGCGACTGGCCCTCGAAGCGCTTGCGGATCTTGTCCTTAGGCTCGATCTTGACCTTGCCGTTGCCCATCACCTCGAACTGAATCAGGTTGGCCTCCTTCCAGATGCTGCGGCGATATGCCTCGGGCACACTGGCTCGATCTTCGTTGAGCGCCTGACGCGCGACCCAGTACAGCTCAGCGCGACGATTCAGCATCTTCGCGTCGCGTCCCACGAGGGTCGGCCAGTCGTACAGGGGCGTGCCTCCGAAGTCGACACCGTCAACATACTTGCCCTTCTCACGGAGTCGGTCGACCACGCCAGCCCCGAGCCCGATCACGTCGATGTGGACATTCTCGAAGGGCACGCCATACTTCGTCGCCACCGCTTCGACGCGCTTCACCACGGTCATGAGCGACGCCGAGTGAAACGCCTCGGTGTAGATCACGCGGCAGTCAAACGTGATCACGATCACGTTGCGGTCGGAGTTGCCACGCGCCACGTCAACTCCCATGTGGAAGCCGTCGTGCTGCTTCGGATGGATCTCTGCGGTCGCCTCGAAGTACGACATGGGAAACACGAGGAAGTCGCCGCCCGTCTCGGGGAACTGCCCCAGCACGCGCACCTGATACTGCGGCGAATCCTCGCCCCAATACTTGCGTTGGTCTTCGATCCAGTCACGCGAGAGAATATGCTCTGGAACGTCGAACGCGCTAATCTGAAAGCGACTCCAGTTGCCGCGCAGGCTCGCCTCGTGGAACTCGGTGCCCGGCTTGTTCGGGTTGCCCATCACCGCCCAGTAGGTGTTCGGTGTCGTCATGTAGCCGCGCATGGCGTTGAACACCCACGCATCAACACCGGACGCCTCGTCGATGATCGCGAGCAGGCCACCGTCGTCGCCGGGCTCCTGCACCTTGTCGGGCGTGTTGGTCCATGAGTGATAGCCCTGAAGCGACTCCTCGGCGTCGGCCGTCAAGCCTTCAGCGACCCACTCGGGGCCCAGCTCCCACTTCTGCATGAGCGGCGCACCCGGAAGCTTACGTCGAGACCCAGCGTGCGCGCCGCGAACCTTGCGCCAGAGCGAGCGCACCTGAGCGCCTACACCAGCGGTCGCGACGACGCGCGCATTGTTTCGCGTCGACATGAACCAGAGAACCTGCTCGGCCAGCCAAGTGCTCTTGCCCGCGCCGTTACAGGTGAACCCAAGCACGCGTCGATCCTTCACCAACGCGTTACTCATCTCGCATTGCTTGCCCCACGGCTGGAAGCCGCGCACCTCCCGCATGAAGTCCACGGGGCGGTCACGGTACTCTGCGAACGGCGCTGGCCTAGTGGTCCCTTGGAGTCGATAGCGTCGGTTGTGAATCGCCGTCGCCAATGACTTCTGTACCAATCCTTTCGAGTATTCGTGTAGCAACTTTGGGCTCCACCTCATCGACGATGATGTCAACGAACATCGCCATCAGGTTGTTGAAGTCACGCGCGTTGATCGCGTGCGCGGCAGAGAGCTTGATGCTCCACGCCTTCTCTTGACGACGCGCGAACTTCTCGACGACGTCGGTCAGCTCTTTCAGCGCGGCGTCTTCGTCAGACCCGCGGCTTAACAGTTGACCAAGCTCTGTCAGGAAGCGCGCAGCATCGTCGGAGTTATCGGCTGACCGGGCGCTGCGGTACAGGCTCAGCGCGCGCTCGCGAAAGGCCGGGGTGTCGAACTCGCTTGACCGTTCGGCTGCACGCTTGAGTCGAATGTCGAGCAGCGCCAACGTCTCGGTCAAGTCGAGTAGCTCTTCGCCGTTGCCGAGCGACGCCTCATAGGATTCACGCCATCGCCGCAACCGTGAGCTGTAGCGTCCGTGCTTGATCGGACGCCCGCCGCCCGCTCCGTGGAAGTAGCACACCTGGTACCCCTCGTGCTTTTCGTTGCCGCAGCGCTGCGGCTCCCCTGCATCACGGCTGCGAACTTTTGCGGCAGCACGGCACCGCCACGGTTCGTCGCCGTCTTCGAACGTCGCAGTGCTCTTCGGCTTCTTTCGTGGCATCGTCCTATAGGGGTTGATTGCAGTCCATGGGGTTTATGCGCAGGCGCGCGCGCGCGGAGATTTGCTTAGTAGATGCTCAGCCCTACAGGGAGCAGCGCGCGCAGCGTGTGATAGTCCGCTTCGGGGTGCATCGCGATCGTGCGCCAGAGCGTCTCATTGACCTCCAGGTTCTTCGACTCGGCGATCACGTTTGCCCAGACATTGGATTTCCGCGCATGTCGCACAACCGGGCCGTCCAGGGCGAATAATCCTTGATCCAGTTGCGTGCGTACACCAGGCCCATGTTGTCCTCGGGCAGCACGAGCAAGCAACCTCGGTCGCGCCACTCGGCGTAGGCCTCGACTTGATCGGGCTGAACCACCATGAAGTAAGGCACGTCGTCACGGTCGAACATGCGCGCAGTCTTCGGTTTGTCGGCGCGCCCCTTCGAGGGGATAAAGATCGGATACTTAGGCTTCATCGCTCGGCGCCTCTTCGGCCTCGGTGCGCACAGCGACCCGGTCGTGGCGTTCGCGCAGCGGCCACCAGAACGAGCCGCCCTTGCCGCGCTTGAAGACTTTGCTCTCGGGCACCTCGATCATCTCAAGGAATGCAGCGCGGTCTTCGACGTTGTCGAACTCGACCACCAGCTTGATCGGCTCGTGCCCAGGGTTGTGCTCAGGCATCCCGGCCCCAACCCATTCGGCGGCAGCGTCAAAGTCGCCGACCTCGCGCTCGTGACGAGTCACCATCACGAAGTTGGCGAGCATCATCGCGTCGAAGCCCGTGCCTTGAAGGCCCGACCCGTCCTCTTCGGAGTGCGCCAACTCCTTGAGCACCTCGGCCAGCGCGCGGTCGTCGTCGAACGCCGTCTGCGCGATGTAGTTGTCACCCGCGAGGAGGCGCAGCGCCTGCGGCGAGTTGGGGTCGATGTCGAGCCGCACAATCGGGACGGTCGGCAGCTCGATACGCTTGGCCGCCGTGATGACGCCGTGCCCGGCTAGGATGACGTTGCCGCGCGCCACGACGACGTTGCGATAGAATCCGTTCTCTTCCAGCGAGTGGATCAGGTGTTGGATCTGATCCTCTGGATGTGATCGGTAGTTGCGCGGGTGGGGGGTCAGCAAGTTCGGGTCGATCGTCTCTGTCTCGACTCCGGGCACAACGCGAACAGGTTCAGGCATGGCTTGATGTGGTGAAAGGTGCGTGGGGTGAAAAGACGCGCGCCGCACCGGATTTGGCGCGGCGCGCGTTGCCGTTACAGGAAAGAGCTTGGCTGAATCTCGGTCACAGCGCCAGCCTTATGATCGAAAGAAGCGAGCTTGCCCTTGTAAGCGTCATCAGGGTGGAACACCTCGACGACGCCCGACCAATCGAGATCAGCTCCGATGCGGACCACATCGACGGTCGCGTCGAGCGCAATACGGCTTGTGTTCGGAGTATCAAACTCGCGCATGTACCCGCTGCGAATCTCAACCTCACGGAAGGCCCCACACCGAATGATCGAGCGGTCAGATGCGTGCAGCTCAACGTCAAGGTCTTCGAGGATCAGCAGGTTCGACATGACCTTGCGTTTGCCGGGCGCGGCGACGATCGCGCCGTGAGAGCGGAACTCACCCTTGAACGGCACAGGCAGGTTGGTGCGGATGAACAGGTCGCGCATCGTCACCGAGTTATGGCCCGTCGTGAACACGGTGAAAGGCCACGACGCTCGAACGGCCTGCAAGGGCACGCCGGGGCGCTCGTCGATCACGCCGCCGTCGATCGAGGCGAAGCGCTCGACGAGGATGTTGACAGGCGGCGACTGAGCCTCCGGCCAAGCCTCGGGGTCGTTGATCGTGCCCGTCTCGCCGATCGAGTTGGTGCGCCAAACGAGCTGCATGGCCTGGGCTCCGTGCTGCACCGCAATGATGTCGTGCATGTGCAAGTCGCCGCGCACGTTGAAGTAGAAGCAGTGGCCTTCGCGCCCGTTGCCGAAGTCGCCCGGACGCCACAACACGATGTCGCTCAGCTCGCCTTGAACCTCGAAGTTGCGCATGAACCACGTCGGACCTTGCTCGCCCCACGGCTGGGCTGCGGAGACGCAGCGTGCGCGAAGGTGAGACGCCTCCTCGGGCAAGTTGAACGGAACCACAGATTTGAAGTTGTCGCGCGGAATCGCGCTCAGGGGGCCTTGCTCGACAAGGCGCGGATCGTTCACATCGAGGCGCAGCGGAGCAACCCCGGCCTTGTCCGACCCGAGCAGCTCGTGCATCCAGGCCGGAGCATCGTCGATCATGTAAGAGTCGGGCAACCACGCATAGTGGCCGCCCTCTTCGAAGATCGGGCCTTCGTCTGCGTCGTCGATAGGCTCCGGGTCAGGCGTTACAGGTGGCTGATCCGGGAGCTCTGCGCCAGGCGCCTTGAGATCCATCCCAGCCACGAACCCGGCGTGGATGACTTCGCGCAGCTTGTCGCGCGTTACGTCGATGGCTTTGCCGAGTTCGGCCGCTGAGCTTGCCAGGCCAGCCATCTTCTGCCCTGCGGCGCTTAGTGTTTCGAGCTGCTCGCTCGTCAGGATGACAATGTGTTCCATCAGTTTTTGTTCTCGGGTTTGAGGTTGGCAAGCGGGTCGTGAGGGTACGCAGTCTTGGCTGGCTCTTTAGTGTTGTCACCGGCCATCTGCTTCGTGATCGAATCAAACACGCTCTTTGCAAAGGCGCGCTGGGAGTCTTCTGCCGCGCGTCGCGCCTTGGAGATCCGTCGCGCAATCAGGAAGACGGCGGTCAAGAAGACGCTGAGCATGGATGTCGCGCCGAACAGGAAAGAGTAGAAGTCAATGGTCATGGTGTGCACATGGTAGTTGAGGAATCAGGGGAAAGGTCAGGTCGAGTCGGGCAAGCTCGTTGCCGTCTAGGTCTTCAATGATGTGGTCCGGACCGCGAAGCACAAGGACGGACACGCCTCGCGCTTGGAGCATCTCGCAGACCGAGCGCTGTACGGGGCGCAGTCGACCGCGCCCCCACTTGACTTCGATCCATCCACGCCATTCGGGGTGGGCGACATAGCAGTCAGGCACGCCAGCTCGCTGACCGTTACCGGGTCGGTATTTGATCACGAGCGCGCCCTCGGCTTCGAGGCGTCGCTTCATTCGGGATGTGTAGGGCGCCTCGGTCACGACGAAGAGTCCTTCTGCTTATCCGCATCGAAGCGACGCTGGCGATACTTGCGTCGAAGCTCCTCGATGGGCGGGTACTCGAACTCAGCAAGCTCAGCGAAGAGGCGGCTCGTGGGCTCGTCCTCGCTGAACCACTTCGACCATTCGAGCAGCTCGCCACGACGAACACGCGCGCGCTCTTCGAGGTATGCGCGGCGGCGCGTCAAGCGCCACTCGCTGACGAGGGTCGCGCCGATCACAACGGCAAGAATAAGGAGAGCGGCCATGCCGATCCCGGCGAACACATCAATCACTCTTTGCGTGATCATTCAGGGTCTCCTGCCGCGCGTTGGGCGGTCTCAAAGGCTTCGGTTGCGTTCAAGAAGTCATAGACGGCTCGCGCCGCCTCTCCGTGTGCAGCCATTAGCGCACCTCGGGCTTCGGGAGTTCCGCATAAATGAACCCGCACTGCTCGCAGCGCCATCCGAGTTCGTCGCGAACGAGCAGCCCTTCGTGCGCGCACTCGTTCGCGTTCGTTGGGGCCTTGTCGATGGTGACGATCGCACTTGAGCCAAGGCCCATGCCTAGAATCAAGAAGGGGACCGCGATCGCGGCAAGCACCGCAAGGCATCCGTAGTTGAACAGCTTGCCGAGCAGGCTGCGTTCGCGCCGTAGCGGCGCAGGGTTGTTAGTTGTCATGGTAGGTGGCTCTCGAAAAGGTAGGTTTAGAGGTCGACCGCGAACGGCTCGCTCTTGGCGTGAATGGTCAGCGTCTCGCTCGCGCGGGTCGCTGCCACATAGAAGAGTCTTAACACAGCGTCTCGACTTGGTCCAGGTGTTACCCATCCCTGGAAGGATGAGCGCGCAAGATCTGGCAGGAGATGGACATGCTCGGCCTCGCCGCCCTTCACGCTGTGAAT